ATCTGATAACGATGAACACTATGACCCAGGAAAAAGAATCACTTATCGCAGTAAAGTCAAAGACCAAAATTACTATTCTGTTGCAGTCAATGCAGGTTATTACGTAACGCCTAACGCAAAAGTTTATGTTGAAGGCGCATGGAATCGGGTTACGAATAAGAAAGGTGATACTTCACTTTATGACCATAATGATAATACTTCTGAATACAGCAAAAATGGTGCAGGCATAGAAAACTATAATTTCATCACTACTGCTGGTCTTAAGTACACCTTTTAACACCGTTAACTAAAATCTCCCCGGTGGTAATGCATAGCCCCGGGGAGTTTATCTGCTATTCAAAGTAAACAACATTCTCTAATTTTGTACTCATTTGACCAATATCCGTAACGTGTAGCCCCCTACCGCAACACAGGGGGCAATATATTCAAATTTTATATTTATACTGATATTCAGAGGCATAATGCGAAAGATAATTGCTCATTTCAAGATTGTTTTAACCTTACTTCTACCCGTAACCGTATCTGCCCAGCAGATCGAGTGGCAATCCTGTATGACCAGTCAATTCAACCACTGGTTTGGTGAGGAAAAACCGTCTCCTGACTTACTATGTGGTTATTTGTCTGTTCCATTAAAATATACAGACACAGGCGGAGATGCTTCTTATGAAAAAAAATCACAAGTCAAACTAGCGTTGACAAAATTGCCAGCAAAAAGCAAGCATAAAGGAAGCATCCTGATAATAAGTGGTGGGCCCGGGTTACCAGGCATAAATCCTTATATTAACTTTGACTGGCCAGTCACAAATCTGCGTGAGTCATGGGATATTATTGGATTTGATCCTCGAGGCGTCGGACAGTCCACTCCGACAATAAACTGCCAGCAATCAGATACAGAAATTCAGGAAAACATAACCGAAAAGCAACGAGTATTAAATAAAATTAATGCATGTATCCATAATACCGGAGCCGAAGTCATTCGCCATATAGGCTCTAACGAGGCTGTATATGATATTGATCGTATTAGGCAAGCCTTGGGTGATAAACAACTGACAGCCGTGGCGTATTCGTATGGAACACAAATTGCAGCCTTATATGCAGAACGTTTTCCTTACAACGTCAGATCTATCGTTCTGGATGGAGTCGTCGATATTGATGACCTGGAGGACAACTTCACATGGCAACTCAAACAGGCACAAAGTTATCAGGAAACGTTTGATCGCTTTGCATCCTGGTGTGCGCGTACAAAAAGTTGCCCGCTTTCTTCAGACAGAGATAAGGCAATAACTCAGTTCCACGACCTGTTATTAAAATTGCATCACAGACCTTTAATCGACAGCAAGGGAGAAAATATATCTTCAGATGAACTCATATCATTAACAACAGACCTTCTATTATGGCGTTCATCATGGCCAACCCTTGCAACTGCCATACGCCAGTTCTCACAGGGGATTGTCAGTAATGAAATTGAAACTGCGCTCAGTGCTCCAATAGCCTCAGAAGAGTCAAGCGATGCTTTGGGGGTAATCCTTTGTGTTGATCAGGGAGATGAGAAATTAACACCAGAAGAGAGAAAATCCCGAAAAGACGCTCTTGCGAATGCCTTCCCAGCTATTAACTTTGACAATGGACGCTCTGATTCACCTGATTTTTGTGAATTGTGGCCAATACATAGCGACCTGAACAAAACTCGCCTGAAAAATACAGTTCTGCCCTCGGGTTTACTGTTTGTTGCACACAAATACGACCCAACAACGCCCTGGATTAATGCTCGCAAGATGGCAGAGAAATTTTCCAGCCCGTTACTGACAATAAATGGTGATGGGCATACATTAGCTCTTACCGGAGTCAATTTATGTGTGGATAAAGCAGTTGTACATCACCTGCTCACTCCACAGAAAACAGAAAATATATCCTGCCCAGGAAATGCTGAAGTAGATATACAATAATAAAAAATAGCATCCAACCACAGCACGCTCTTGCTTACGACGTGCTGCGGTTTTATTGATAATTCCGGATTAGATCGTCAATGGAGACATTATTGCCGGAGATAATGGTGGATTCAGCATCCAAAGTAATCCCGGCGACACCGTATCAAAAGGACGGCTCAGATCATTAACACATTTTGTTAACCTGAAATCTGTAACACTTTCTCCATTCCCCAAACATTGACCATTTCCAATCGACTTGATTTGCACAGCTCCAGTTTCACTGGTTATAAATGTAAATAATGCATTGCGATTGCTTTCAGTGCATTGTTTAGCCACTGCTAATTGCCCATTTAGAATTGCAAGGCATTCATTACCATCAGGGTTTTTTATCTGAACATGCCCCCCCGGTGCCGATATCAAATCCAAATCATTAGTCTTTACTTCTGATATAACCCAATTATTTACATTGAAGTCACGACCTACAGGGTTTCTGAGTATCCCACCAGTAAGAACGTTTCTAATATTAACCAACACAGGTCTGGGTTCAGGATCTCCAGAAGCATTGTTGCCAGCAAACTGAGTGAGAAGCCCTCGTTGATTTACCGCATCAGAAGTACATCCCGTCAGCAATAAAACCAAAATCGTAATAATTATTCTCATCTTCTAGCTCCTCTTCCGGGAATGAAGCCAACCGGAAAGTGATCAGAGGCAATTTGCCCTCTTAACAACCCAAATAACAGCGAAGCCCTCAACAGGGGAAGCACAAAACTCACTGAGTTTCCAACTACAGCATAATCAAGCACTCCACCACTGGCCTGCGTTGGATCTGGTGGTGCAATAATATTCACGTGATTACGGATTCCCGGCTCAAGTGTTGAAAATAACATAGCAGGTGAACGGTTGAAATCTCCTGCAATCATCCAGTTAGCGGCCTGTCTTATAGGATCTGTTTGTCTGTTGAAAAACTCAAAAACACTGTTAACAATTGCTCCAGAATCTATACCTCGGTTTGCCAATGCATGAGTTGAGAAGAAAACATCATTACCTATTCTTATTCCAATGATCGGACGCGATGCCACTGTTGGAGGTGATAATACAATCACCTCATCAGCTCTTCTGTTAGATACTATCGCTAAATTTACTCTATTAGAAAGAGCATCAGTTCGCGAAAAATAAATAAAAAGCTGCTGTGGACGGCTATTCGTTCCAGTATTCCAGATATACTCATTCATTGGGATACCTGGTGTACGAAATTCACGTTCCGTTAGTGTAGCTGAAGATGGTATTGAACCAGCCTCCTGAACCATCAGGATATCAACAGCACCACTTCCCGTGACAAGTTGTCGAACATGTGTGTTCCATTTATTTTCTGTCGGTGCATTTGAGCCCTGCAAATTCCAGGTTGCAACTTTAAAGTCGCTTAAATCTGCAAAAGAAATACCCGGCAAAATCATTAACAGGAATAATAATTTTTTCATACTCCCTCCATTCCATCAGGTTTGTCATGAGGTGGAATTGGCAATGGTCTGAATGGTCTTAATTCTGGTTTAATCAGATTTGGTTTTGCCGCTCTGACAGGTGGACTTATTGCCCATAGCATTTCTTGCGTTTCTTCTTTTGCACCAGGACACTTCTCAAGGGTGATTGTAAAAGCAAACGGTGACAGTATAGTTCTGCTTAAATAGTCTGCTCTTATACACGTCTGCAAGGCGCTACTTCTTATAAGCACATTACCATTAGTAGAAGGCAGTAACTGAAACTCCTGAGATAACGAATTATCATCACAGGTATTATGTATCACCCCGTTTTTAAAGGCCTCCATGCAAGTCCCTTGGGCAACATTAACAAATTTCACTGTACCGGCATCTTTGCCATCCACAACCTTCCAGTTCCGATTCTCTCCAAAACTTACTGAATCAAACGGAGTATATCCCCAAAGCCAGTTACGGACAGGTCTGGCCCAAACAGTAAGCAGTGCCCCACCAGTGCTCATTATTGAAACTTCAGGAAAATCAGTGTTGTTGGCCCCAAGTGTTGGAGTTGCACCGTTTGAAGTCACTGCAATACCTTGTCCAGGGATTCCAACCAATTCTACATTTTTTCCCGGAGGGAAAGGTGAATCACCGATCCCATTCGAGCAACCAGTAATTATAAGTGTGCACAAAAATGTAATTAGTTTTTTATCCACTGTATTCCCTCCTCTACACCACCTCTTTTTTATAAAAAAATAGAAACAACAAAGCAACAAAAATATTACTGGTAAGATTAATGAGAAAATGTGAAAGCAGCACAACAAACAAGTTTATTATAACATTCGTTATTGTTTTTCAGGTTACAAACAGCAAACTCATATATAATTCTTTATATTCCCAAACACTATGCAACATGACCATAACGTCTGCGGTTCGGTGGAGTTTGCTCAAACATATTCGCCAGTCTGTTTCATTACGTAATACACCTATTTAGGTGTATGCATAAGACCAGCTAGGTATAAATGACTATATTGTTTTGCATAAGGGATTGGTTATATAATCACCAATTAATATAAGTTCCATTATTTCTCCACATTTTTATGTTAGAAGTTGCAAAGAGAAACATGATGTTTCTCTTTGAGATAATTAATCATTCCTGTTGCCCACTTCACTGGTGGGCTTTTTTATGTAAAACCAGCTCCTGCTGTGTTCCCCTGACATGATGACTTTAGCGATTAACCAACAGCCAGATCAGCAGACACGCCACCACCGGCACAGCAAAATCCAGCGATATTCTGCCTGGGTGTGTTCACGCGCAATGAAGAACATACAACCGGCTATAGCTCTGTAAGCCCAGTTTCCGATAAGAAGGTGAGCGAATTAGATGATTAATCCTTTATATTCAATATATTAGGTTTATTTTTGAGTAATTTTGCCGTTTAAGGTAACGGCGTTATAGATCCTATCAAAATCAATCAATTGCATTCTGGTTTTGGAGAAAGATTTTTCGAGAGCCTCAGTCTTTTACTAAAACTGATTGCATATAATCCCAATATCTCCTCCCCGACTATCTGAATGGTCGGGGAGGCACTTCAATCATCCCTGCGCCGTTGATTACTCTGCAGGCCAAGTCGGCCACTCAATATCAGGTGCAGTTGATGTATCAACACGGTTCAGCAACACCCGATACTTCTTCCAGGCTTCCAGCAACGAGTTTTCTTCCTCCGTTGCAATTTCCAGATCTGCAGCATCCTGAAGCGGCGCAATATGCTCACTGGCTACCTGCATCAGGCTGTTTTTTGTTTCTTCCGCCTCCCGGATCCGGAACAGTTTTTCTGCTTCCGTATCCTTCACCCAGGCTGTGCCGTTCCACTTCTGATATTCCCCTTCCGGGGATAACCAGGTGACATTTTCCGGTAACGAGCCAAGTTCAGAAATAAATAACGCGTCGCCGGAAGCCACGTCATAGACGGTTTTTCCCCGATGATCTTCAACGAGATGCCACGATGCCTCATCACTGTTGAAAACAGCCACAAAGCCAGCCGGAATATCTGGTGGTGCAATATCGGTACTGTTTGCTGGCAGACCTGTATGAGGCGGAATATATGCGTCACCTTCACCAATAAATTCATTAGTTCCGGCCAGCAGATTATAAATTTTTATGGTCCGTGGTTGTTCACTCATTCTGAATGCCATTATGCAAGCCTCACAATATAGTTAAATGCGATGTTTTTGACGGTGTTTTCCGCGTTACCAGCAGCGTTAACGGTGATGGTGTGTCCATGTGAACCAATCGCAACGGAGTGCGTATGAGCACCAATACCGACAGTATGCGCGTGTGCACCTGCAGATGCTGCTGTGCCGGACAGTGAATGGCTATGATTACCATCTGTACTGGTATTCGCTAACCACCCCGTAGACATACCTACTGAGCCTTGTACACCCCAGGTATTTTGACCTGAGCTTGTATAACCATATTGATAAGTATCTTTAAAAACACTGGGGTTAAATCGACGGCCATCTCTATGGCTGTGATTACCAGCTGCATTCGTGCTGCCACTTAAACTATGGGTATGCGCACCAGTGTTATTCGTGGATTTAGTGCCGTAATCAAACGACGATGTGGTTTTCGTCCCCAAATCCGTACTGGATGCGCTGGCGCTGTGGGTATGCGATTTAATGCCGTCCTGTTCCTGAGACAATACGGCCCGACCACTGGCAGGTTTGCCCTTAATCGTCCAGCCACGCATATCAGGGATCACGCCTGACGGATAAGCCGCTGCAAGTTTCGGGTATGCAGATTTGTCAAAAGCCTGCCCCTGCATCAGGGCATAGCCAGACGGAACGGTATCTGATGGCCACGGGATTGGTGCGCCAGGCGGATAAAACTGCTCTGATGGCGTATAGAGTGAATAAACTGTACCGTCCGTTAACCCTTCCGGCTTATTAGCAGAATATGCTGGTGACGTATGAATCGTCACGCTGGCATTACTGGTATAATCCCATTGAATATTTACACCAGTCGCATAATTTCCGATTGCAACGTAAATATCGTAAGTATCACCAGATGTATTAACCCAGGCAAAATTTGTAAACCCTGTCAATGTGCGCTGCCATAAAGCACCAGTAATCCCCTTCGGATTACCATTACCTGCACGTAAAACAAGTTCAGATATACCTGCCTGTTGAGGTGACCCCACGTTAAATCCAGCGCCACCAATCAACGTAATTGAAACAACAGAACTCGCCTGTGGCATGGTTACCGTTGCTAATTTGAACCAACCAGCACCACCGCTGAATGACATTGTTGTTGAGTTAAGCGTACCAATATCTTTCGGCGTCAGTGTTATATCCGCTGAAAGCGCCTTACCATTCACCTTACGGGCAGAAGGTACCCGACCATTCGCATTGTCATTAGCTGCTTTCACTGCTTTCGGTGTCGCAGCAAGCGTTTCAGATGTGCTGTTGGTTGCACTACTGAGCTGGACAATTCCTTTTTGTGCTGTCGTAGCGTCCTGTGCGGTGTATTTCCCGTTAGCCAGGTCATACGCGGCCTTAACGGCTTTTGGCGTTGCCGCCTGTGACTCGGAAGTGCTGTTGGTCGCACTGCTGAGCTGTACTACCCCCTTTTTCGTCGTGCTCGCATCCTCAAGCGCCACGGCGGATGCAATATCCTCTGCACGTTTTGCCGCTGTCTCGGCGCGCGTTGCCGCGGATTCCGCCGTACTTTTGCTCTGTGCTGCCGCCGTCGCACTGCCAGCTGCCTCTGTCGCCTTCGTGGATGCCGTCGTGGCGCTGCCCCTCGCTGCTGACGCCTGTCTGGTCGCCTCATCTTTTGAAGCAGACGCAGATGATGCCGATGACGCCGCCGAACTGGCGGACGATGCGGCAGCCGTTTTTGAGGATTCTGCGCTGGTTTCCGACGCTTTCGCGTTCGTTTCGGATGTCTTCGCTGCGGAAGCAGACCTCGCTGCTGCGCTGGCCTGTTCAGTGGCTTCGCCAGCCTTCGTTGTGGCTGTTGAAGCGGATGATGCGGCGCTTTCTGCCGATTTTCCGGCGGCGGTGGCACTGACTGCTGCCTCCTCTGCCTTAATGGACGCCTCACGGGCCGATGATGCAGCTGCTGTCTCAGAGTCTGCCGCAGCTGAGGCGCTCTGTTCCGCTGCCGTTTCAGAAGACTTAGCATTCGTCTCGGACGTTTTTGCCGCCTTCACGGAATTTCCTGCCGCCGTTGCCGAGGAGGCTGCACTGCTGGCGCTTGTGGAGGCGTTCGTTTCTGATGATTTTGCCGCCTCTTTGGAGGCCGCCGCATCTCTGGCTGAAGTGGCGGCTTCTGACGCTTTCGTCGTCGCAGTGGATGCAGAAGTGGCTGCTGATTTTTGTGACGCTGCAGCATTCGTTTCTGACGTTTTCGCGGCACCGGCACTGGTGGCCGCCGCGCTTTTTGAGGACTCTGCAGCGGCAGCACTTTTTGATGCTTCTGTGGCCTTTGTTGATGCTGTTCCTGCGCTGGAAGACGCCTCCTGAGCCGACGTCGCGGCCTGTCCGGCTGACGTGCTGGCTGCACGCGCTGAGCCTGCAGCATCAGTCGCATGGGTTGCCGCCTCACTGGCAGATGTGCCGGCATCACTGGCTGACTTCTTCGCGGCTGCCGTGTTCTGTGCCACCGCGGACGCGTTACGCGCCACCTCTTCCACCATCAGTTCAAAACGGCGCAGAGCCTCCGGACGGGCATCATCCTCCGTCATGGCACCGAGAAAATCATTCAGCGTACCGGGTCGGGAATCTTCATACACGGTGATGGTCCCGGCATGTGACGGCGGGAATCCTTCCACCAACAGAATAACGCTGTACTGACCGTACTCAACGTCCATGCTGTAACGCCCGGCCTCATCCGGATTTTCTGAGGCCAGCGTGTTCACCACCACCGTGGTGCTGTTACGTTTTGCTTTCAGCTGGATTGTGCAGTTCTGTACCGGTTTTCCTGTGCCGTCTTTCAGTACACCTGAAATCTTTACTGCCATATTCACCCCACAAAAAAGCCCGCCTGAAACGGCGGGCTGTCATAACACTGTGTTACCTGGCTAATCAGAACTTATAACCGACACCCACGATGAAACCGTCAGTGCGCCAGTCGCCACTGCCGGAACCTTCATAAGCGACATCAATGGCCACGGACTCGGTCGGGTTAAACTGCACGCCAGTCCCCCACGCCAGAGACGTGTTGCTGTGGCGACCGTCATCACTTCCGGTCAGCACATCGTGCGTTTTCCCCTTATTGTCAGTTACGCGGAGATAATCCCCGGAAAAAGTCGACACACGGCTGTAAGCCACACCCGCCATCGCATACGCGCTGAACCATTCATTCACGCGCACAGACGGCCCCGCCATCACGCTGAACCAGCGGTTACGCACGGAATCTTCATGCCAGCGGGTATCGCTGTAACGGGTCAGCTGGCGATTCTTGTCTCCTGCATAGCTGAATGACGTCACCAGCCCCAGCGTATCCGTAAACTCATAACGATATTTCACGTTAATCCCGTTCAGATCATCACTGCCGGGAACGTTGGTCCGGGCATGAAGATACCCCGCGCTCAGCGTGGACTGATGTTCAGATGCCCATGCAGGCGCACCGGATACGGCCAGACAAATGGCTGCGGACAAAATGGCGGCATAAAGTTTACGCATAATTACCTCTCGCTTTTCTGCAATAAAAAAGGCACCATTTCTGGTGCCCTTATATGGGTTATAACAATTTCAACGAATACTGATGCCGGAAGCGGCTTTTTTGGTCACAATCACCGTACAGTCGGTGATATTACCTGCCCACTGATTGCCTTTATGGAAAACCTTAAACTCCAGAGTGACGCTTCCCCTGCCACTCGGCATATCAATAACCGCACTGTAGCTACCGGGAATGGCCCCTTTAGTTTCTCTGGATGCGATTAATACACCGTTTTTGCGAACTTCAAAACCATAACCCGTGTATCTTGTACCTCCCGGGTTATTACCACTTCCCGGATCGCTATACGCTATTCCGTTAAAGATAATGGGCGGAATAATGATTTGACGGTCAAAGTTATGATCATCGCTGATGGTGACTGTAACCGTCCCGTTTGGTGTTTCCGTGTTACCCCACGTACCAGCCTGTTTCGGAAATGATTTGGATACAGCTTTAACGAAGTCACCTCTGACCTGAGTCGCCTCCAGCATGCCCTTAATCGTACAGTTTTCATTTACCGTGACATTGTTGAGCGTCCCGGCGTTCGCATTCACACTGCCACTGATATCCGCATTTTTAGCGGTCAGCTTTCCGTCTGATGTCAGGGAAAATACCGGAGGACTGCCACCGCTGGTAATGGTGGGGGCCGTCAGGCGCTTCAGGAACACGTCGTTCATGAATATCTGATTGCCCTGCGCCACAAACATCGGCGTTTCATTCCCGTTTGCCGGGTCAATAAATGCGATACGGTTAGCGGCAACCAGAAACTGACTCAGTTTGCCTTCCTCCGTGTCCTCCATGCTGAGGCCAATACCCGCGACATAATGTTTGCCGTCTTTGGTCTGCTCAATTTTGACGCCCCACATGGCATTCCACTTATCGTTAGCGTCCTGCCACTCTTTCGAAAACTCCTCCAGTTTGCTGGCGTTATCCTCCGTCAGCTCGACTTTTTCCAGCAGCTCCTTGCCGAGATGGGATTCGGTTATCTTGCCTTTG